ACCCTAAATCAAAAATCCGCTTTCCACTTTTTCCTCTTTCCCCCGGCAGCCGCCCAGCTGGGTCGTAAGCGGCATACTCTCCGCCAGCCGTTCCTCCAGCGCCGACTTGAGCCGGATCAGATCCTCCGCCGCGGCGGTCTTGGCGATGCTGCGCAGTACCGGCGCTTCCACCCCCAGCTCCAGGGACAGCCCCAGACGCACGATGCTGTCCTCCAGCTCCTTCTGGTATCGCTTCCCCAGCTCTGCCTGCTGATACAGCGCCCGGTATTCCGCCTGGGCGCCGAATTCGTCGGCCAGCTCCTTGAGCTTCGGCTTTCCGCAGCCCAGCCCCTTCAGCACCCCGGCCTCCCGCTGCGCCGGGACGGCCACGAAGGAAAATTCGTAGGCGTCCATCGGCTCCTGCAAGATGGCGCAGCAGACCTGCCCGTCATAGCTTTCGCCCTTCCGATGGCCGCAGGAGCCGTAGTCGCTCCCGCAGACGGAGCATACGGAGCGCCCCATGGCGCACCCCACGGATACCTCCTTTTTGATTCCCGCCTCGATGTCGGCGATGATCTCGTCGTTGGCATCCCCCCGGCGGATGTACGCCCAGGCCTTGATAAACGCCGCGCCGTCCTCCCGAACCACCTCGGTCTGGAAGATACGCGCCACCTGCTTGTCGCTGCTCCACTTGTGGTCGACGATCCCCGTCTTGCCGATGAACAGCTTGGCAAGCCCGGGAAGGGCGGCGCTGTCGAAGCGCTCAAAGTCCCGGTCTACCTGATCGTCGCACAGCCGCAGGGAGAACACGTAAACCTGCTGGGCTGTCAGATGTGCCTTGGCAAGATTGTTGATGGCCTCCAGCTGTACCGCCGTAGGCGCGCCGCTGCTTGCGGCCTGCGCCGCCTTGTTGATTTCCATGCCGGTTCCTCCATTCAAGAATTTTCATTTTGGGACGCATCCGCCAGACACTTTTCCGCCTGCGCCCGGTAAAGCGCCGCCTGTGCCTCCTGGGTAATGTCCTGCAAGCTGATGTCGTCCCACTCGATCTCCACCCGGTTGTCCAGCCCTTCCAATGCAAGATAGGTCTGGCAGATCTTCCGCATGGCAGGCTCCACCGCCCGCCGCAGCGCCCACAGCTCCGAGGTCAGCAGATCCGCCTGCTGGGTGCTCATCCGCTCGGTGGTGCTCCAGTTCAGTCCCAGCAAAAAGGGCGGAAGTCCGGTTTTCGCCACCAGCTGCTCCAGAATCTGCCGCACCGGGGTCTCGGAATCCAATATCGGCGCTTCCCCGCCGATGACCTTGATCTCCACATCCCCCACAGCCACGAAATCCCGCACCGTGCCGTTCTTGTTGTCCTCCATGGCTCGGCTCCACTCCGCCGCCACGGCTTTTCCCCGCTCCTGCGCCGTCACCGGGTCAAGGTTTTCGCCGCCCTTGCAGATGACGCTGTAGCGGATATTCCCGGCGCGTTCCCAGTTGACGCCGATGGTGTTGTAGAT